TAGATAAAGTATATAAACGTGGGTTAGGTGCATACTATTCATCTGGATCTAGGAGAGTTTCTGCTCATGCTTGGGCTATGGGAAGAGTTAAAAGTTTTGTATCAGGCAAAGGCGGTGCAAGAAAAGCCGATGCCGATCTGTATCGGGGGAGAAAGAAGAAGTAAATGAAATGCCCCCAATTGAACTAAATCAATATTACACAGAGCTTGTAGGCTTTCTTTTAACTCTTTTGGTAGGTCTAGCTATCAAAGATTGGGCAACAGGTTTTATCAAAGGCTCTATGTTTCGAATTAAATCTTCTTTTAAAGAAGGTGAAAAGGTTATTCTTGATGGCGATCAAGCAATGATTGTTAAAATAGGTCTCACAGAAACTGTTTTTGGTGTTTACTCAAACGATGGATATACATGGAGATATGTTCCAAATGAAAGAATACCAATGTTAAAATTGTCTAAGATTGTAGATCCTGAACTTCATCAAGATACAAGGGAAGAAAAAGCTCGAAAGATCGAAGATCTTTTGAGAAGGAGTGCAGATGGCAAAAGCAAGTGAAGCAAAAAGAACCAAAAGCGGAGTAGTTTACCGGGGAAAAAAATATCCAGGCTTTAATAAACCCAAGAGATATTCAGGAAAAGGCAAGTTCAAGAAAACTGTTCTAGCAAAGAAAGGCGATGAAATAAAAGTGGTTAATTATGGACACACTGACTATAGGCACAATTATTCGGAAAAGGCTCGTAAAGACTATTTACGCAGGTCTGCTGGCATAAAAGATAAGTCAGGAAAGCTTACAAAAAACGATAAATTTAGCTCTAACTATTGGTCAAGAAAAGATCTCTGGAAAGCATGATTAAAATATTTATAACTGAGTTTGAAAAGGATGATGAAATATATGCCGGACCAAACATATATGCTGAAGACTTAGAAACGGCAGAGGAGGCTGCTATGGCTGTAGGATGCACTGTTGTTGGTGAACTAAGCGATATCATGGTTTATGATACAAATACAGAAGTGACGATCCACTAATGCTAGTTTTATATACAGAAAAACAACTAAAAAAAGCTTATAAAGAATATATTAAGGAGTTTAAACATACCCCAAATCTTACAATACCAACTCTGGAAGAGTTTAGAGATATATATGAGGATTATTGGGAAATGTATTATGAGCAAGAAGGCAGAACTGATAAAGAAGTTTGAAAACAAAGGCTTTACAAATGTTGAAATCAAATGGATTCCCAAAAATCCATATGGTAAAAAGCCCAAGCTGAATGGCTGGATTTACAGAATTTCTGGTGAAAACTGGGAAAAGCTTGCCAATAATTATGAAGAAGCTGTCAAAGAAATTGATCTAATATAGTTCAATAATCGCATCGCTTACTACCGAAATAATATTCATTGCTTTTGCAATATCTTCTCTTGTCAAATCCTCTGGAAAACCTTCTAGTAAAGAATCATCTATAGCTTTTATGTCTTTATTTTTGATCTCTCTTGCTACTTTTGTGATTGCTTCTTTTACTAACATGGAACTTTTTATATTAGCAAAAATTAATTTTTAGAAACAGTCTTGACACGCAATATTATTATAAAAAACTCAATTTACTATTATGTTTTTGGTTTACTTGTCCTACAAAACAAAAAATAGTATCTTGTGTTTGCAATAAATACAAAAACCTTCATGGAGCTAACTGAAATACAAGTGAGACTAGAGAACCTCGAAAAAAAAATGGAGGAGGTGCATAAACTAACTTCAATTTTGCCAAGGTTAGAAGAGAGACTTATCAATCAAAAAGATGATTTAGCAGACCATGAGCGAAGATTAAGAGCACTTGAAACACAAACATCAAAAGATAATGTAGTCATTTCTTGGATAGAAAGGTTTGCTTGGATTTTCGTTGCGGGATCTGTATCTCTGTTTTTTTATTTCTTTAAGTAAATAAAGTATAATTTTTGTTATGGATGGATTATTAGAAAGATTTGCCTATCACCCAGAAGCTACTTTGGGAAAACTTACCATAGCTGACGAAGTATTTTATGTTGCTGAAAGACCTTGGAGAGACAATAAAAAAAATGTGAGCTGTGTCCCGGTTGGTGAGTACATTTGCGTTAAATACAAATCTAAAAAATTTGGAGAAACATATCAGCTTTCTGGTGTACCAGGCAGAACTTACATATTATTTCATGTAGGGAACTATCCAGAAAAAGACAGCCAGGGATGTCTTTTACTAGGAGATAGCATCATGAAGGGCAAACCAGCAGTTTCTTCTAGTAAAACAGCCATGAGTAGATTCTTGAAGCTCATGAACGGAGCAGAAAGCTTTGGTCTCAAAATCAAAGACCAATTCCCCTACGACTGGTCAGAATAATACAAACAAGAAAGTTTGCATTACCTGTAAGGAAAGTAGAGCCATTGATCTTTTTGAAATTGAAAGAAGTGGCTCTTCAAGAAATGAATGTAGATCCTGCCGCCTTTCCGGGGAAAGAAAAAGAATCAGCAAAACCCCATACACATACATAAACCATCTTTACTCTCAACTCACCTATAAAAGATCAAAGACTCATGTATTTACAATAAGCAGAGAAGACTTGCATGATATTTATGATAAACAGAATGGAAAATGTGCTTATTCTGACTTGCCAATGACTTATATTAAAGATGGAACTGGATATCATTTAACAAATATTTCCATAGATCGCATTAACAATAAGCTAGGATACGTTGAAGGTAATGTATGTTTGGTTTGTCTAGCTATCAATATGATGAAATACACAATGGATCTTGATGAACTGATCGATTGGTGTAAGCTTATTTCAAAGAATAATTAGAGCTCCATATTTTCAAGAATGTGAACTATAACATCTACAGTCCATCCATTTCCAAGCATTTGATAGCGTCTGGAATTTGATACTCCTTCCGTATAATTATCAGGTACAGTTTGCAATCTTTCACATTCTAATGGAGTTAACTTTCTCCAATAGACTTGTTGATCTTTATCTTTTGTTAGGCTTATTTTGTGATTTTGATTCAGTGCTGGGGTTATAGTACCAACTTTTCCATCATCTCTCGGTATGAGTTCTTTTGATCTAAATGGGGTATGATCTTTTCCAGTTTTTTGTCTGTGCTCTTTTCTTGCCTTCTTAGCTTCCTCTGTTCTTACTTCTCTATAAGAATCCACCATTACTTTTGGCTCTCTATTGCCACCGCCCATAGTATTTAAAGTAGGTGATTTGCCTTCATCGCTATACACTCTTTTTAATATGTCATGCCCATTAACATCAATTGCAGTTCCTACTTGTTGAGGTGTTGTTGGAACTAAAGTTGTTCCATTGTTGCCTATACCTTTATGTGTTGATGCTAAAAGTGGCACTGCTTTTTCATCTAAATTTCTTTTACTTCTTTCAATTTTTTTTTGAGTAGTTGTTTGTTCAATGTAAGAACCATCTGTGGGTTGTTTATGATATCCAGCTATTACAGTTCCGATTTTTGGATCGCTCTTTGTGTAAAAGAATCCTTTACCTCTTTTCGCATTTAGAACTCTGTCTTTTTTCGCATCACTAATTTTGTAGATATCATCTGGATCTTCTTCCAAAATATCTCTTAAAACAATTCCTTTGTCGCTGGGTTGCTTTATTCCTGGGATATTAGTCCAATAATATCTTTGTCTTGATTGTGCACTTAAAAGAGAGCTGTTGATTAAAATCGGTTCAATCCTATTTTCAAAAAAATCAGAGCTATTTGAAAAATTTGGATAGCACTTTGACACTTCATTTGTAATAACTTCTAAAAATTCCTTCTTCATTTTTACATTTTCTAAAAGAAAATATTTTGGCTGGATCGCTTTCAAAAGTCTTGTGAACTCAAAAAAAAGTTTGCTCCGAGGATCGTCAAAAGCCAACTGCTGGCCTGCAAATGAAAATCCTTGACATGGAGAACCAGCAAGAATTAAATCCACGTCTTTGAAGTCTCCAGGATCTAACAGAGAAACATCACCAACATGAATCGTATTCGGAAAATTTTTTTTTGTTATCTGGATCGCATATTTATCAATCTCAGAAGCATAATATTCCTGGACATTTACCCCCATTTTGTTGAGGGCAATTTGTCCGCAACTCATTCCATCAAATAAACTTAAAACCTTCATACCAATCTAAGCTTTGTTCTAGGTTTCCCATTGGGATATTTTAAAGCTTCTATAAACTCCTTCTTATCGTTTATATCAGTAATTGTATCAATTGCTTTAATTATATCCATATCAAGGCTTAGATTGTATTTAACCAGCATTTTTGGAATGATTCTCCTATATAGTTTCATATTCATAATTAAATGGTTATTTGGAAATCATCAGCTAAAAAATCATCATGTTGAGGATCAAGAACCCAAGAATAGTTTTCAATTAATTCTTCGTCTGTTTCTTCCCAATAATTAAATATCGCACAATCTCCCATATATTTTAGAATTTCGCACCTCCTTAATATTTCCTTCCTTACTTCCTCAGAAAGAGGAACTTCTAATTTTGGATTTTTTAATCTAGCCATTTTTAAACTCCTTGTCCAAGTGCTGTTTCTACTTCCGCATCCTCACTTATAACAAAATCAACTTTGCTATTTTTAGAAATAGGAATGTGTTCTTCTTTTGTATATTTAGGACATGAGAAATCAATAAGATCACCAATATTTACTTCTTTCAAAAAATCCCATAAATCATCTTCTTTGATACTATCTGGAACAGAAACAAAGGTTTCGTATTCTTCCGTAATAACAACTTTATAATTAGCCATTTTTCTACCTCCTTTAATGAACTATATTCTTTCCCTCCCTTTTGGGGGAAGAAAAGAATTTCACGCAATTAGCGATCTTCAGTAGCCCTTTTTTTATTATCCAGCCATTGATGAGCAACACCAGATAAATGTTCATAAATAACATCTACGATTTGCTCTTGTATGGTTTCTCCTCCTAATCCAGAACTCATATACCAGAGATCAGAATTATTTGCATAAATCATAATTTGATCATAGGTATAAACAGAAATGTTTGAATCAACATATTCATGTATATTTTGCTCTCCATCACCCTCCAGGATTTCTTCTTTGTTATCCTCTAATTCGCTAATTAAATCAGCTTCAATATCAGTTAAGTTATAACTTTCCATTAGCTTTTCTCCTCTTTTTTATTATGTCTTGCTTCATACCAATCATAAGATACCTCTAGGAACTCGATAGACTCGTTTTGGAGGCATTTCTTACAAATATGGTTATATCCCTTGCCATACCTTTTAAGCTTCTTAAAAACCGCAAAAAGGTCTGTTCTACTTCCAATTCTTGTAGGGGCATCCTTTCCCCTCTCAATATAAAAATAACAACTTATACAAGGAACGTACATATCTGATTTTTTGTCAGAAATCCAAAGAGATCCAATCCTTTTTAGATTGTGTTCATCTGTGTAGGTATTTCCATAAGAATTTTGCCAAGTTACAAAATGCTTTTTAGTTTCATTAAATAAATCTTGCATCATTATTCAACCTCATCAACTTCAAAAACATCATGGGAATGCAGATATTCCCAATTATGTTCTTCTTCGCAAGCAATCTTTTCAGCATCTACCAAATCTTTAGCAAAGATATAAATGTTTTCATGGATTACTCTTCTTCTTGTAATTCTGAATTCTTTTGGCTGGCTCATGCTATCACCTCAAGATATTCTTCATTAAGATTAATAGTTAAATCTGCTCCATCTTTTAATCTCAAAAGCTGGGAATAATCTAAAGGAATGTTTTCAACAAAATCATCACCGCTTATTTGATGTGTTCTATCCCAAAGATCATCATTAGGATCATTCTTAGGATCAAAGCCATCTGCATATATAACGTGCCTTGCCTTTCTCTCTCCCTTTTTCATGTCGCAATTCATTATGTAGATACCTTCATCCTTGACTAACCAAAATTGCTTTTGCTGAGTAGTTTCATCAAGATATGCTTTTTTAAACTCTTTTGAAAAAAGCGTTTCTCTTGCAAGGAGTTGCAAGTCTTTATTATTTTTGAATTTTAATTTAGCCATTTTTACCCCCTCTATTTAGTTTTTAATGTGCTAGATTCCTTTCCTCCCCTTTTTTGGGGGAGAAAAAGAATTTCGGATAATCAATCCTCATCAGTAACACTAACCAATAACTTTCGGAGTATAGTTAAGATCGCCTATATCTTTTGATCCCTCTATACCAAACATACGCTCCGCTTCTTTCTCGCTAATAACGTATTCTTCTTTAGAATTAAGATCAATTACTATGAAAGGTCTTTTGCTTGCTCTTGGTCTGAATCCACACAACCTATAAGATTTAGAGCCTTCATTAAAAATCTTCCCACCATCAAGGGAAAGAGAATAACTAGATTTATTTCTCCAATCCAATTCTTCTTTTAAAAGCTTTTCATCTTGTGTAAGAGAATCCAGCAAAGATATTCTGAAGTTATTGAACTTTACGGAATCGGAATCATAGCCAGCATTGCCCATTTCAAATTTTAAACCAAGATTTTTTAAAGGCTCTGTTAAAATTTCTTTTAACTCCTCTCTAATCAACTTGGCTTCCTTTTTTCCTATTTCTTGTATAGTCATATTTTTCTCCTTTGTTAATTTATGAACTAGACTTCTTCTAATCCCTCAGAGGGTCTGAATCGAGGGAAAAGAAAAAGTTTCGGATAATTAATCCTCCTCAGTAGTCCTAGTATTAGAATGCTCCTTTTCCCCTCTATGAAACCACAGAGGGACAAAGGAAGAGCCAAGAGCAAACATACAGACAATGACCAAAGCGATCACTTCATAATCATTCATTGGTAAGTTATACATTTTCGGTGGGGTTTAATTTGTTTAACTTAGTTAGCAAAACTTCAAGAAAAGCTTTCCTTTCTTTTGCTTCAGCTACCATTTCATATGTGTAGCTACTATTCTTCCTTAGTGTTCCATCTTTGTTTACGGAAAGATAATGTTCGGAATTGTCAGCAAGGCTTCTAGTTCTGCTTAAAGTTATCTCAACGCTTGAAGTAAGTTCTTCAATTTCTTTTTTGGTGAATTCCATATTTTCTCCTATTTTGTTATTACCAAGACTAGACAAATAAATGTCTAGTTTCGATTGAGTCTCACAATCTCATCAGTTGGTTTATGCGACCTCCTCGAACTTATAAGGATTCTTAACTTTAGACAAAGCATCAGACAAAGAAACAAATTTTGTATGGTATCCAATGCAATGACTATAGTTGTCTGCTGGGTTATCTAAAAATTTAAGTTCTGAAACGAACCATTGACCATCTTTGAATAAATAAAGATATTCAGCAAAGATATCATCAGAGAAATGATCCATAAAAACGTACTCACTATGAAAATTCTTTGCTTGAGTGTTTTCACCTCTCCAAGAATTATAAAAGCGACTTTCTGCAATTGTTGTAGTAAGTGCTGAACAATCGTTTTCATTTATTATTGATTTAGCTTTTTCAAAGCTATTGTAGTAACTATTTAAAAGAATACCCATATAAGAAAGGTATCCATCAGAATGGCAATATATAGATTGAATTGATCCATCTGCATTCTCTATCGCTATTTCGCTTCTTGTGCTCATAATTTTTCCTCCTCTAGTTTTTATATGATTACAATGTATACATTATAAACATAATTAAATAAAAAGGGGAAGTTTTAACAATTATTTTATTTCCAGGATCTGCCAGGAAAGTTATCCCGGAATCCTCCCGGACAACTCCCAGGATCCCCCAGGAATATCCAGGCCAGCGTTTTTGGGGGAAAAGAAAAAAAGGGCAAAAGCTCCAGCACCTACTAATAAAGATACAAATTTCATATAATAAGAAGAACCCATTTATATATATAGAGGTATAAAGAATAATGAGTATAAAAGACAAGACACTAAGCCAAAGAAAAGCGGAGTTCGTACAACATTATATAACCACTAAGAATGCCACAGAGTCTGCGAGACGTTGCGGATACTCTGAGAAGTCTGCATATAATCAAGGCTATCGCTTGATGAATGATGATGAAGTACAGAAAATGCTTGCATTTGAGCTAAAAGAAAGCAAAGAAAGGAACTTAAAAGACCATGATCAGCTAATTGATCAGCTCAAAGATGAAGCGTTAGGCAATGTTGCTGGACATACTGGAGGATCGAGATTAAAAGCTTTAGAGTTGTTAATGAAATATTACGGAATGATTGACGATAAACAAAAGCTAGAAGTAAATATGGATTCATCTGAATGGTTTAATTCATTAGATTTTATAAAGGAAGATTCACTTAATTAAGGCGATTCTTTTTTTGGCTAAAAAAAATGAGGCAGATTAAAAAATTAGCCAAAAGCAGAAAAAAAAAGGCATTTGGCGGACAATTTTACGAGGGGGGGAGTGCTGGGTACGGCTATGTATACATATATACACATAGGTATCTCCCCTATCTATCTTAGGGGGGGATGGTTTCTTGGAATCTGAAAATCAAAAAAACCAAAATCAAAAAATTATAAAAACCTTTAAAACGAATCTTGCAGTTTACGCAAAGCATTGTTTAAAAATAATTGATAAACAAGGTAAATTAATTACGCTTG